CCTTAGTAAATTCTACAGGAACATTTATTTTTTTAAGATTAGGATTTCCTAAGTAAGCGTCAGACATCTTCTTTATCTACAGATGAAACTATTTTACTTTTAGTTTTTTCATCTTTGTTCAACATTTTTTGTAGTTCTGCTGTAGAACCAACAAAAAGAGCATTTTGTATTTTAGTGTCTGCCGTTTTTGGCAGTTCTTTTAAATCTTTTAGTTTCTTTTGTAAGTCTTGAAGTTTATCAACAGTATCACCAACACTTTTAATAAGTTGCCCTGCTACTTCGTAAGCTCTTGGATGTTCGCCTTCTTTTGCAACAGATAATATACCATCTATTGCCTCTTGACCTTTTTGAATTAGGTCATAGTAAGCTTCTCGACTATAATCATAATCGTTATCTACATCAGGTTTATCTTTATCTTCATTACGAACCACAGGAGGTTTGAATTCTTTTTTCTCCTCTACTTCTGTTAAACCTAATATTTTATTTAATGTATCATCACTCATATTACTATTTATCTAACTTAACATCCCTCATATAGTCTGGAAGACCTAAACACAGTCTCCTATCATATTGATTTTCTTCTGCACCTTCTGTTGTCAAATCATTATAGTGAAAAAATACTTGGCAACAAGTATCTTCAAAAAATACATCTCTCCAATGTTCTAGTTCTTGACCTAAATAAATTAACATATCGCCTTTTTTTAAATCTATTTTTTTACCTTTTGCACCCTTAGAAATATACTTTTCACTTTCAGTATCATAATATCCATTTTTTGGATTTGGGTCTACAAATATAGGCCATTCATCTCCACCTAAAAATAATGTTGAAGATATTTCACAAGAAAATCTATCTTTATGTCTTTTTAATTCATTGCCTTTTTCATATATTCTAGTGTATGAGTATGATTCATTTAATACTAAACCTGTATTTTTTTCCATTATTGGTTTTATTTTTGATAGTAATGTGTCCATCAATAAATCACCATAAACAGAATAACAGTCTGCTTGGCCATCAGTTGATAATCCTAAGTCTTTTGAAAAAGGATTCATATTTTTAGTATCTAATAAAACCTGTCTTGCAGTTTTTTTGTTTTTTAAATAATTAAATGCTAAATCGCACATTTCGGGTGACAATGCATTTTTTACTACGGCATATTTTTTTCTTCTTATATTCATAATCTTATACAAATGGTTCTCCTATAACCCATACAACTAAAGAATATCTAGTGCCTTTTGTTACAGGTGTCACTCTGTGATAAACAAAACTAGGAAACATACATATACTTCCTTTTCTTAAAAGTCCTGTTGTACTATATATGTTTACATCTGAAAAAGGTTTATTGTTTTGAAAATCAAATTCTAAATCTCCACCTTGAAAATCTTTTGGGTCTGATAATAAAATTGTCATAGATAATTTTCTAATTTTTCCTTTATATTCAGGTTTAGTTATTCCACCATCTATATGCCAATTATAATGTTGTCCTTTTTTATATATTGTAAATTGACAGGGCTCTGCAAAGTCTACATTGAAGTTCCATTTAGATTGTGCATTTAAATGATGAATATAATCCCAAAGTTCTCTATAAATCCATGGTTCATTAATCCAAACAATATTAGAGTTTCTTACCTTTTTATTAAAATCTTTTTTATCTTCATCACTTAAAACAAAGGCCGAACCACCTGTTGTTGCTTTATTAGAATTTAATCCTTTTTGTTTTAAATCTAAAGCATACTCTACAATTGAATCACAAGTATGTTCAGGGAGAGCTTCGGTTTGAATTGAGTAATAATTTTCTAGGTCCATAATATAATCAGTTTAAATAATATAAACTATTTAGTCATCAGAATCCGTCTCTGGATTGTATGTTTTTCCATCCTCATAGAAATTAATAGATGTTGAGAAACCGAAATCATCATCGGCGTCTGCACTTGTTGGATTTGGTACTGTTGTAATTCTTTCTTCTCTTGCTTTATTAGTTGTGTCTGTATCTGAATATAAATCAATATTAACTTCTTTAATTGTTTTAGTTGTAGTTGCTGGTCCAAATAGATATGTTTTTGCTGTAAAATTCATTGTATATACAACAGCTCTTCTTGATGTAAATGCACCATCATAAGTATCTTCATAATTTATAGTATTTAATATAATTGGCACATCTCTTTTAATATCTAATTCAGGTATTGCATTTACAGTTACAGTATAATCAGGTTGAAAAAAAGGTAAAATTTGTTCTGTTATTTGAAGACCGGCTTCAGCAGTTGCTGTAAAAGAATATAAATTAAAACTAATATTATAAGGCACAGGTGTGTAATTATAATTCATTACTTTACCATCTATATCTGCCTTTACTGATTTATATTTTTGAACTCTTGTTAATTTTCTTGAAGCGTCATAAGAAAGACCTGCAATTTCAAATCCCATTCTAGGCAATGTCAAAGCAAACTCTCTTTCATTAATATCAGGTTGTTGTTCTAATCTAACTAAGAATTTTTCTTTAGGCGCATATGATAATGGTACCTTAATAGATTGTACAACAGCGCCTGTAGAATCTTTTCTTTTAACAGTTATATTATTAAAGATAGTACCAAAAGCAATGGTCATCTTTCTTAAAGTCTGATTGTAAAAATACTCGCCTAACATTAGTTGAATTCATCTACCTCGCCAAATGGGTTTCTTTCTGTAAAGTCTAATATATCATCTAATACACTTGATGTATCAAAACCTGCTTCATTATCTAAATCTATATTATCTGCATATAGAGATTGAGTTTGTATTGCATAACTTTCAAGTAGCATATAATTACTATCACCACTTGCACTATCGTTTTCTAATAGTATAGAACCTGTTTCAGCTTCAAGTGTCATTTGATGAGCTAATTGGTCAAGTGAGTATTGGTCTTCAGCACCATCCATAACATCAACGCCTGTGTCAAGTCTTTCTGAACTGTATTCCCAGCGTGTAACTCTAAGTTTATAAACAGGCAATTGGCCTAATTGAAAGAATGGTTCTTGGTCTTCAACAAATTGTATTTCAAAGAAACTATTCATTAAAGGCATATAAATGATATCACCTTCGTTTGGTCTTCCGTCTACTACTAAATCTATATTATCATCTACATAATTATCAAAGGTTCTTTTAGCAACCATAAAGGTTGTATCTTCTCTAATTTCTAAACCAAATTTACTTACTAATTCTTGTTCGCCAGCAAAACCTTCAGTTGTTTCCATATACATCTCAATAAGATGAGCTGTATCAAATTTACTTGCAACATCTTCGCCTAAGATGAGGTCTTTATTGACTATTGTTCTTGGTAGGTAGTAGACATCATGTCCATAGATTTTAAGACCTTCTACTATTAAATCTTCGTAAAGTCTTTTCTCTTGTTCTCCACCGATGCCGTTTCCACTCTGAAAGTAATGATTAACTGGCATGGCATTATCCTATGAGCATTGCTGGGTTTAATTCGTATGATTCTCTAATTTCGTTTTCTAATTTTTCAACATCTGTTAATGCTTCTTGAAATATTTGACCACCATTTAATGATACACCACCAATCATAGTTACACCATTAAATTTAGATAAGTTAGCTCCCCATTGTTTTTTAAATAAAGCAGTTACATATCTTTTTAAATAAATGTCATTGTAAATATCTGTATAAGATTCTGGGTCTAATTTACGATAGCATTCAATTACAATCCATTCATCTGTTGTTAAATCGTTTGACCAATCCATATCAATATATAATCTATTATCATGTTGATTAAATCTTATAGGTTTTTCACCTACTAAAATATGGTCTAAGAAATCTAAGTGTCTTAATACAACATCATAATTTACTACTGATGTTGATGAAAAATCATATAGGTCATTCAATCTTAATTGATATCTAACATCAAATAAGTTTAGATTGCCTTTATCTGAAAAAGGAAAAATATTAATTACAGATACTACTGATTGAGGTACTGAAAGATAATTGTTATCTTCATACCATGTTGTTGTATCACTTGAAGGACCGTCTGTCGCTGTTTCAGTACTAGCATTTAATGTTGACAACCTTGTTTTATCAGTAGAAGTTAATTTATATTTTAAGTATGTTCTACGAATACCATCATAGTGATATTGTGCAAAAAACTGTAATGCCTCATCAATTCTGTCTTCAAGTTGGTCATCATCAACATTAATTTCTATAACAGGCTTACCTAGTGTTCTAAGTGCATACTGTTTTAATGTTTCTCTTGTATTTGGATTGGCCATAATTCTTCTCTTTTACTATATTTATATGAAGTAATACTCTTACTTTTAACTTATTAAGTATTACCTGCAATAGTTCCGTTATTTGTTAATGTAAAGTTTACACCAGGAGATGTAATAGCTGCACCTGCGGCCCCACCTGCACCACCTGAAGAAGCTGGTGAATTTGAACCTGATGAACCAGCCGCACCAAAACCTCCACCAGCACCACCTGTGCCACCGTCTGTTGCTGGACCAGGACCTGTACTTCCACCCGAACCACTTACTGGAGAAGGAACTCCGTAACCAGCGCCGGCACCTCCAGCGCCTCCTGCTCCACCTGTATAGTTAGTTGTTACAGGACCCGTTCTACTTGCATTTCTAACGGTTCTATATTTTTCTGCAAAACCACCAGGCATTGTACCCCACCAATGATTATTTCCTAGAGGATATGAATTATGATTACCACTCATTATAACATTGTTATATGTTTTGCCAGGTGCATTGCCGAAAGTAACACCATTTCCAGTAGTTAATGGATTTTTACGATGTCCTTCTAATACTATTACATTTCCACCAAAGTTGGCAGAAGAACCACCAGTTGAAGCTGTGCCAAAAAAATCATTTATATTTGGGGAGTTTGGTGATTTAATTGTCCACCATCCAGGTCCAGCAGGGTTGGCTACCACACCTCTCCTTTGTGGATAGTAAATGGGTCTTAGGTTTACAGTCTGTGAGGTAGATGTAGAACCAGGAGCACCTTGAGCACCTGAACCACCACCACCACCTCCACCTTTTATAGAGCCGGTATTATTAACTGTAACACCATTTGATAAAATTTGTAATGCTGTACCACCTGCTGAACCAGCACCACCATTTCCTGATGGATTTGTTCCTGCACCACCACCTGAAGCACCTAAAATTGTTCCTGCATTTTGTATATCAAGTGTGCCACCCATAGGCGCTGGAACGGATATAGGACCTAATGTGATTGCTGATGGCACTTGTAGAATCTTAGCGTCGCTAGATGTCCATGTTCCAACAAATAGTGTAGAAATATCTAAAGAAGCAGCTGATACTGCTGTTGCTGTAATGCCTGCAGCCGTGCCATGAAAGTCTGCGGCCATTCTTATTTGTCCTGTAGCGGCAGGAGCATTTCCCTTACCATATAATGAGGACATTGCTATTTGACCTGAACCTAAGCCAAACTCTGCAGCTATTTCACTAAATTTAATTTCACCAGAACCAGGTAATGGCATTTTATTACCTCTTCTCTTTTTCTAATTGTTCTACCTTTTTAGAAAGTTCTTTGATGGCCTCTATTAATAGGCCATGAATTGAATCGTATTCTACAGTTTTGTATTTTTTATTATCATCTTTTTGTAAAGGTAATAATTTTTCTTTTACAGCTTGAGGTAAAACTTTTTCTAATTCTTGTGCAATTATTCCTGCACCTGTACGGCCATTATGTCGTGTAAATGTAACACCTCTTATTTCATTTACCTTATCTAATGCATTTGGTATTACTTCAATGTCGGACTTTAATGCAACATCAGATACTGTAGTTGAGAAAGCAATGACATCTCCATCTACATGTAAGTCGCCATCATTTTCTAATCTCATTTCTTCTGAACCACCTGTGTTAAATCTCATGCTGTTATCAGAATGAACATAATAAATTACACCAGGATTATCAGAATCTGAATCTCCAAACCTAAGTTCTGAGTTATCACTAGTGTTTCCACATTTAATTACAAAATTGCAACCAGCACTTGAAAAAACAGATGCACCATCACTCAATGTTCCAAATTTCTTATTGTTATCGTAATAAAGTTCTACTGAACCATTTGCTAGTGCAGATATAGAATTTTCAGTATTATTAGTTTTAATGTAAACATTTGATGATTCAATGTTCATATCACCAGTATTATTGTCTAAAAAGCTATGACTGCCATTGTGGTAAACTTGTAAGTCTGAACCAGCACCAAATACTGCTTTGTCGTTATCACCAAAATTTATATCTGCTGATGTAGTTAAACCATCTGTAGTAATAACTCCTGTTACATCTAGCTTAGAACCAGGACTAGTAGTACCTATACCTACTCTACTGTTAGTAGAATCCAAGACTATTGTATTACTATGTAAGTTTACATCACCTGTTGAATTATGACATAATACAGTATCGGTTCTTGCTGGCAATGTAAGAGTGTTGGTTCCAGCTGAAGCTGGTACTGTTACTGCAATTTCACCTGAAGTGTCTCCTAGAATTTTTAATGTTGCCATATATAACCTCTATACTATTTATAAGTATTAGTCTGCTTCCTGTATTGTGTTACCCTCGGCAACCCATTCTTGAATTGCTTGGTAGTGTGTGTTTGCTGTGTCTAGTGGAACGTAATAAGTTTTACCATTAGAAACTAATTTAATTCCTGAGTTTATTCCCTCAGATTCAGTATATTGTGCTGATATAATATTCATGCTATCTCCTATAATTCTGCATCTGCCTCAAGAAAAGCATCTGTATCATTACTTGCTCTTAACATAGCACCCTTACCTGTTGTGCCACCTGATATTGTTACATCTACTCTAGCACCATTCAAAGACCTTGAATTACCATCAAATGCTACTGCTGATACTGACCTTGAACTGCCATCAATGACTTGAAAACTTCCACCTGAAGACATAGTTGGTAATGCTCTCATCTCTGTTGGAAAATCCATTCTCCCTAAAAATTTTGTTGTACTAGTTTCAAAACCATTTGTTAAAACAGAGTAAGGTGCATTAGAAACTGATTTATAAAAATACCTCTGACATCTAGCTAAACTTGTACCTCTATCTTCAAACTGAAATGGTGGTATGCTGTTAGCATCAAATGTTCCTACTTCTAGTTGAACACCTGTTATGTACAATTCATTAGATGTGCTGTCTGCATGATTAACTTGACCTACTACTCTGTTTGCATTAGTTATTGTTGCCCAACTTGTGTTTAAAGTTCCAGATGTTCTATTACTTCCTGCACCTAACCAAAACTGTATT